TCCAGATAAGTGAAGACAATATGTATTTGCATTTATTTTGTTCATTTGCTCAAAACTATATGTAATGTTTATATCACAAGCAAAGTTAAATAGGCTAAAAAGATTGGAAGGCAAGACTAATAAAAAAGGTCAGCCTTTAGCTATATCTAATTTTGCAGAAAGTGTTATTGAACTTGACAACATTATGCAGCAAATTACAATAACTAAAAGAAAAGAAATTACAAAAGCAGCAGAGCCCATTGCACTTGCTGCTTATAGAAATCATGTTGAAATATCTACTAAACCACATAAATTTTATGTAAAAGGTAAAGGTTTAAAGTATAATATAATGCCTGGTAATTTACGTCGCTCAATACAAATAGTAAGTGATGTAAAAAACTTTAAATATTTAACTTCCGCTATTGGACCATTGTATAAAGATGCTGGTAGTGGAGTTACATTAAGTAGTGAGGCTAAAGCAGATGGATTTTATGCTCACATGATTTATGGCAGTACAAAAGCATGGGTAAAAAGAGTTAAAAACCTTGCAGAAAGAGCAAGTCAAATGGCAGTAATAAATAAAATGTCTGGCGAAGCTCTTAAAATGGCAAAACAATATCCTCGTAAATTTTGGGAGTTATGATAGGTAAAGTAATATACGGGAGATTGACAACTGATGCAGCAGTAACTGGTATTTGTGGATTAAATATCTTTCCAGACATTGCTCCACAGAATGTCCAATATCCTTTTATGGTTTATACTGTCGTAAATTCTTTGCCAGTTGATTACAAAGATGGACAAAGTAACTTAGAAGAAATCAATGTGCAGATAGATGTATATACTAATAATTACGAAACTACACAGACACTTGCAAACAATGTGCGCAATAGGTTGGATAGATTTGTAGGAACGGTAAATGGCGTTGCTGTACAAACATTAAAATATATGAGCTCTGACAGTCAAGTGTATAATGCTGATTTAAATGTTTACTGGATGAGTGTTGATTTTATGGCAAAAATGAAACGATGAAACTAAGATTATTAAAAGAATGGAATGGAAAGGCACCAGGTAAAGTAGGTGTGTTTTTATCTGAATATGGTGAGCAAATGATTAAGGATGGCATTGCAGAACTACTTGATGAAGACTTTGTTGTTGAACAAATGCCGCAGAAAGAGGAGACTAAGCAAGATCCAGTTTACATTCCTATTCCAGTGCCTAACTCATATTTCAATGACGAAGAGCAAGAAGAAAAAATTAATAAACCAAAAAATAAATAAAAATGGCAACTACTGGCATAATTAATGGTACGTTGATGCGACTATACAAAGATAGCACTGCTATCGGTTACGCAACATCCTGCCAAATGAACATCTCCGCAGCCATGCGTGAAATCTTAACAAAGGATTCAGCAGCTGGAGGATGGAGGGAAGTAAAGAAAGGTCAACTCTCTGGCACACTGTCCACAGAGGCATTGTATGCAGGCCCTGGTGATTCTTCCACTAATTACTTATTTGATGATCTCTTTACCGACTTAATATCGGGCACAGCATTGACTATTAAATTTACTACAGATGTTAGCGGAGACAATGTGTTTACAATGTCTGCTATATGTACATCATTAGATTTAAATGCAGGTGTAGAAGAGAATACAAGCTATTCAGCATCCTTTGAGGTGACTGGTGCAATAGCAAAAACAGTAAAAGCATAATTTTAAATCCTAACACATGAAAACAATAACAATAGCCAACACATCCATACCGATTAAATTTGGTATGTATGTGTTAGGTACATTTCTAAGGGAGAGGAAACTTAAATTAAGTGACCTTTCCCTTTTAGGAGAAGATCTCTTATTAGCTCTTGAACTTGCTTTCTCCGGTGTTGAACATGGTTACAAAGCCAAAGGGGAAAAATGCCCATATACTTTGCAATCATTTTGCGACTTGGTAGATACAGACATGGGAGGTATAACGCGCATCATGGAAATGATTTCAAATGAGATATCACCACCAGAAGATGAGAGCCAAAAAAACGTAGTGGCGAAGGAGGAGAGCTCACACTTGAATACATCGAACGCTTTTGTTTCGGAGTTTTAAGATTTCCTCCTTCGCAATACAATGAAATGAGTTTTAGAGATGTTGTTATGGCTATGCAAGGTTATAACAATTTCTTTGAACAACAGGAGCAAACTGAATGGGAAAGAATTAGATGGCAAACAACTTTACTATTAAACGTACACACGGCAAAAGGTAAAAGTTTAAAGCCAAAAGATTTAATCGAGTTTCCATGGGAGAATCCTACAAAGAAAGAAACTAATAGAAGTTTGACAAATAATGACAAGTTAATATTTGACAAATGGGATAAAGAAGAATAAATGGCAATAGGTAAACTACTTTTAAAGCTGGGGATTGATACCACTAATCTTGATAAAGAGTTAGGAAAGGTAGAAAAGTCTATGACAAAGTTTGGACAAAATATGTCTAACCTTGGCTCTACCTTAACCCAGTCATTGACATTGCCTATTATCGGTGTAGGTGCCGCAGCTTTAAAATCATTTGCCGACATGGAGAGGTTGCAAAATGGTTTAACTGCCATTATGGGAAGTAGTGCAGCGGCATCAGTTGAATTAGAAAAATTAAGAAAGGTAGCTGAAAATCCTGGTCTTGCTTTGCCGCAAGTGGTAAAAGCCTCGGCTACTTTACAGTCTGTTGGAATGTCTGCTGATATTGCTCGCGAAACTATTACACAGTTTGGAAATGCAACTGCAAGAGCAGGAGAAGGCGCTGAAACCTTTGATGGAGTTATTGTTGCGTTAGGTCAAATTAGTGCAGTAGGTAAAGTTACACAAGAAGATCTTAATCAGATAAAAGGAAGGTTACCAGAGTTTGCCGATGTAATGAAAAATGAATTTGGAGTAGTTACGGCAGAAGCAATAAATAAAATGGGTATTAGTGCGGAGGACTTTATAACAAGGTCTGTAAGTGCCTTAGGAGAATTAGAAAGAGCAAAGGGAGGCTTAGGTAATGCTTTTGATAATTTAAAAGACAATGTAGGTGCATCACTTGCAGAACTTGGTAAAGTAATAAATACAAGTTTAAATGTAGAGGGAGTATTTATTGCATTATCAGATAAAATAAATTATTTAGTAGAAGGTTTTAAAAAATTAAATCCAGAAACACAGGGATTTATTGTTAAGGCTGCTTTAATTGTAGCTGCTATTGGTCCTGCAATTTTCATAGTAGGTAAATTAATTACTACGTTTGGAGCAATGGTTGGAACAGTTAGGCTTATTAAAAGTACAGTGGTTGATTTAGCTAAAGCAATGAATAAAGCATTTTTATCTATTCTTGCTAATCCTGCTATACTTGGTATTACTTTAGCTATTGTGGCTATTGGTGCGGTTGCATTATATGTTTACGATAACTGGGAAGCATTTGCTGGTAGGTTTACAAATATTTGGATAAACATAAAAAACAGTGCAAACAAGGGAGTAGCTGATTTTATGATGGCTATTGATAAGCTGCAAAAAAAGTTAGGTTATCAATTATTTGACGTTAGCGGACTCACTAATTATACAGCAGAACAAAGAATAGTAACAAAAGAATTTAAAAGTATAGGAGAAACAGTTGACAGTTTATCTGGTAAATTAAAAGGATTATTTACAGCAGCTCCAAAAGCAGTTGAAGTTGAAGAAATTATTAAAACTAAAACTAAAACACCAGGAGGCGGTGGAGGAGGTGCAGCTGCAAGTCCCGTGGCTGCAATAACTGCGGAAACTACAGGCATTACAAACATGCTTCCTACTTTAGACTTACTATCAACAAAATTAAATACTTCAACTGCAAGTAATGAAAGATTAAAAGATAGTACATTAGCATTAAATGATGCTACATCTAAATTTATTCCTCCTATTCCTGCTATTGTAGCTTTTAAAACGGAAATAGAATCATTGGGATTAAAAATGAATGAATTAGGTTTAGCATCTGTAAATATTAATTCTGCAATATCATCTGGTATTGGAGTTTTAGCAAATGAGTTTGAAAAAGGAATAGGCTCATTTAATGATTTTGCTAATGCCGTTGTTAAGGGTGGTTTAAGCATTATAAAGTCATTGATACAACAAGGTGTAGCAGCTGCGGTTTCAAATACTTTAAAAGGCCCTGCTGGTACATTAGGCCCAGTCGGTGTTGCAGTTGCAGGTGCAGCTGGTGCATTGGCATCGGGATTATTTACAAGTTTAATTTCAAAGATAGGTTTACCAGCCCTTGCACAAGGTGGTCTTGCCTATGCTCCAACTATGGCAATGGTGGGAGATAACAAAAACGCAAGAGTTGACCCGGAAGTAATTGCTCCTTTGTCAAAGTTAAAAGGGATGTTAGATGGTGGCGGTTCTCCATATATTTTATCTACTCGTGTCAGCGGTGCGGATTTAATTGTAATAATGGAGAAAGCAAGAAATGTAAACACAAGGATAAGATAATGGCAGCAAGATATACATCTACATTCTATTCAGAAAAAAGCCGCAAATATACCTTGTCAATAAATGACACAGTTTTTTCTGGTGCTACAACAGAAGTAGAAATGCTTGATGCTGCAATTACATGGCAGTCGGAGGTTGAAAATGGTTTAGAAAGATATGCTCCTATAATTGCCAGTAATTTTAAGTTTACTATTATTATAAATACAGAAACAATACAAGACTTATTAGATGATTTTTTAGTAGCACCAGAAGGTAGATTTACTATTACTTTAATTGGTCATGACGCAGCAGATAGTCCTAACTTTTATTGGTATGGATTTATATTAGCTGATTTAGTAGAATTTGATGATGTGCCGTTATCAGTTGGATATGCTTACACTATTAATGCAGTGGATGGCATAGGATGGCTAAAAGGAATTGATTATAAGCCAGATGGCTATGATGTTTATCAAGGAGATGATACTATTGTAAATCATGTAAATAATTGTTTACAAAAACTTACATACGTTCAAGAAATATATGGCACAAGTGTAGGTATTTTAGCTACTGCCTTTAATTGGCATGAAGATAGTTGGACTTATTCAACATCTATTGATCCGCTTCTTAGAATGCGTGTAAATCATAAAGTATTTTATACTGTTGACACAAAAGACAATATAACGTACATGAAATGTTACGATGTTTTAAAAAGAATTATGAGTCCATTGGGGATGAGATTTTTCTTTTCAGACAGAAAGTTTTACATGATACAGCCTAATATGTATCTTGATAGTCCAGTATTATTATTTATTTATTATTTATCAAGTACATTACAACAAGCTACAAGTTTTTTACCTACTTTATTAAATGACAATTATAGCGGCTCAAATAAACTATTAAGATTCAGTGGTGGCAGATGGGGATATTATGGACATATAAAAGATTTAGATGTTGAATATGAACATATAGCATCGGTTAATTTATTGTCTGGTAAAATATTTAATAATTTAAACACAGAGTTTTTTACAGCTAATGACCTTGATTATAATAATAATGAGGCAACAATTACTTACACCTCTATAATGAAATATAGAGATAGTCAAGTAGGAAGTAGTACAATCGCTCCGCACATTGTTGAAGGTAGCTTTGTTATTGAGTTAAGACCTATTGTAGTGCCATTGATTGATTTCTTAACTGCCAACCGTTCACCAGAAGTCAATACATGGACACTTGGTTCTGGATGGACTTTCTCGGATGGTGGAGGTGCTGCACTTGGTCATGCAAAAGCAACAAATGCAACAGGAGATTTAGTATATACTAATTTTACTCCTACCAATGGAGCAACCTATTATGTGAGCTTTGGCATTGAAGTTACAAGTGGTACATTAGTTTTAAAAATGGGTGGTGACACTTATAGCATTACTGCAACAGGAGAATACTACGAAAGGATAGTTTGTGTATCAACGCAACAATTAACCTTTGATCCAAGTGGAACATTTAACGGTATAATTAATTACGTTAAAATAAATCATGTAAAATATTGGTTAAAAAGAGATGTTACTTACAATGGCTTTCAGCACACCTTTACTGCTCAAACTTGGGAAACTTCTTTTAACTATTATAAATTTGTAATACCTGGAGGTTCATCAATTTTGCCTGCTGCTGGTGGAACAGTCAGTAATATAATAGTTAATTGGACATCTCCAACAATGCCAGAGAGCGGAGATGTTGGAGTAAGATTTTTAATTAGTCAAGTTAGAACTGAAACAGGAACTGATTTAATAGCATCCTATTTAAAATTCTACGAACTTGGCAATTTATTTATGGAGCATTTAGCAGCTGGAAATTTAGATGGGCAAAATGATGTTAAAGTATTTGGTTCTTTTAATAATGACACATCAAGTATTTCAGTAAAGAAACGTGTATTTTTTGGAGATGGGCCTTCGCTTGGTTCACCTGGTGCAATACGTGTAAAAAACACTGCAAATACATGGCAAGTTACTGATGGTGATGGTTGGAGAGTAGGTAATACAGGAGATGGAAAAAACATTAATCAATTATTAGTTAATGAAATTATAAAAGGTCAGTTGTTTCCAGTTAGAAAAATGGTGGGAATGAATTTTCAAATACTTGATAGAGATAATCCTTGGTTTCCGCACCTTGCAATTATAAATAATAGCGTTACCTATATAATGGAAAACGCTACATTAGATTTGAAGACAGATATAGTTAATGGTACATTTGTAGAAATAACAGACCAAAGCTAATGGGATATACTGAAAAAACAGTTTTATTAAGAGGTTTGGATTTTGATTCTGGTAGAACATCAAATCGAAGTGCTGGAGGTGTAGCAGGAACAGGTTCTATAAATCCTACAAATAGCGAACCAACTACACAAAATAATAGTGTAACAAAAGTATTTACAGAAGAATTTCTTAATTCTTATACTGCAATATTTACAGTTACAAAAAATGGAGGAGTATTACCATCAATAGAACAACAAATTTTATTGTTTCAAAATGGACAATTACTTATTGATACTCAATACAGTATATCTGGTTCAAGTGTTACAATAGATTCAAGTACACATTATGATGGTGCTAATTACGTTATATTTTTTATTATAATATAAATATGGAACAAATACAGGCACCAAA